GGAACGTACCGCAGCGGGTTGCGTGGGTCGGCGGTGAAGTGCTCCACCACGGCTTCCTGCGTGCCCGCAGGCCAGAACCGGCTCGCCTCGTCGAGCAACCCCTTGTCGACCTGAGTGACGATCCGCCCATCCGTGTTGCGCGGAATGTCGATCAGCGCGGTGCCATCCGCAGGAATCTCCTGCTGCACGCCGGCCGCGAGCACCACCGCCGTCTGCACCACGTAGATGTCGTGGTGCACGAGCGCCGTCGTGCGCAGGGCTTCGTTCAGGTAGTCCAGAAGCTCGTCAGGCGTCCACGTACGGCCAGCCGTGTCGAGCAGAGTGCCCGCAACGCTGTCGAGGATCGTGGACGCCTGGAAGGTCATGGACTAGCTCAGGTCGCTGCCGCCCGCTGCTGCAGCGTTCTCGAGGGCTTCCATCTCGGCAGCCTTCTTCATCACCTCGCTGCGCAGCGTCTTCAACGGCTTCTTCGGGTCCAGAGCGAGGCCCCAGGTTTCCATCGCGAAGACGGCGAGATCGTCAGCAGTGGCCGTGCCGACGTCGAACGCGTCCTCTGCGGCCTTGCTGTTGACGATCCGCGGCGCGTCGGTGCGCATGGCCGCCGAGCGCTCGATCCACTTCATCCGGTCGGCGGTCGTGCTCTTCTGCGCTTCCTCGAGGCTCGCCGGGTAGACCCGATAGTCCTTGTGCACGCGCAAGCGCGGGGTGTTCGGCATCAACCGCCCGTTCTTGACGTTCACCACGAAGGGGTTCGTCTTGTCCTGCTTCTTCTTCGACCGGCTGTTGGCGGCTGCGAGATTGGCTTCCTGCTCTGCTGTGATCATGGGTGCTCCGCTTGATCTGTAGGGGGGTTACTTCTTGACCTTGACCTTGGCGGCCATCTTCATCGGGGGCGCCCCGGCCGGCACCGGCATCGGCATTTTCTTGCCGAATGCGGGCATCTTGCCTTTCGGCGCCAGGGTCGGTGCCTTCGTCATCTTCGCTCCCATCTTCATTCTCCTGAAGGGTTGGTTTTCCGATCAACCCTCATCGAAGGCGGATCGAAAAACCGGCGCCTGGGCGCCGGTTCTCAGGTATCGCTCGTCGGCTCAGGAGCCGGTGGGCGAGGTGCCGGGGGTCAGCGCGCGGGTGCGAATCGGCCCGCCGTCGCCCTTCAGACCGACACCGAGAGGTTTGTGCGGGTAGCGGGCCTTGGCCTTGCCGCTCGCGTTCTTCTCCTGCATGGCGATCGTCTCGGGCGGCACCAGAACCTTGTCGTTCGCGCCGTAGGGGTTGCTCGTCTTCATCGTCAATTCTCCTGGGTTGAGGCTGTGGGCAGTGCTCGGGGCCGGTCAGAGCCCCGAGCTTACTGCTTTTAGCTCGGCGCGACCACCGCGGTGCCGACGTAGTTCGGGCCGATCACCTCGTAGCCGAAGACCATGAGGCCCCGAACGATGTACCCGAAGTCACTCGGGTTGTCGATCATCTGGCACTCGACAATCTGCGACGCGAACGTCAGGCCGGCGCTGTGGCCGAACATGACGTAGTAGGCCGGGCCCGGCGACGTCTGCCGGAGCAGGTTGCGCGACTGGTACAGGGTGAACCGATCGATCTCGCCGATCTTGCCGTTGCGCATGATCGACGTGGCGTCGCCGGCAAGCGAAGCGATCCGCAGATCGCTCTTCTTGACCGTCGCCGTCATCGAGGGCGGGATCACCATCCAGCGGCCTTCGTCGCTGACGTTCTGCTCGTCGAGGACTTGGCCGCAATCGACGAGGAGAGAAGGGCGACGATGAAGTCGAGGACGGTGGTCTTCGTGATCGAGACAGGCGTCGAACTCGTGCCCAGGTTGATGTTGTTCGAGTCGGCGCCCGCCGTGGTGCCGCTGTTGTCAGCGGACACTTCGGCGGGGATCGTCTCGAGCATGTCGCTGTCGGCGGCGATGCGAAGCTGGATCGAGCCGTCGTTCGCGAAGATGTCGGCCAAATCGAGATCGCTCTGACGCGAGTCGACGGTCGACAGGGCGACGCAGAAGCTCTTCGCCTGATCGATCGCGAGCGTCACGCTCGCCGACGTCGGGTACTGCGGGCTCAGGCCCGCACCGATCACGTAGTCGGCGACGGTGACATCCGGGATGGTCCGAATCTTCACCTGCGCGCCGTAGCCCGCGATCTCGCCTTCGTAGTCGGTCGACGCGATCTCACCGAACACGGTGGTCTTGTAGAACTTCTCGACGAGCTTGCCGGAGTACAACTCCGGGTCGAAATTGGAGGTGCCGGCCGGCCCGTAGTCGGGGTAGCCGGAAGCACGAGGAACGCCTGCCATGGTGGATTCTCCTGAAAGGGTGGGGTCTTACCCCCGTCTTTCAGCGACGGGGGTCACGCAGCTTCATCCGAGCCTCGAACTCCACCCGTTCCGAATCCTTCACCTTGCCGAGCGCGGACCGTTTGTAGTAGTCCTTCACCTCCGCACCGGTCGGGGCTGTGAGCCCAGACTGCGCAGCGGGTGCGCCCTCACCTGCTCCTGCACCTGATCCGCTCGGGACGACGGGCGGCGGGGGCACCGCGATCGTCTTCGCGAACGACCTGAACATCTTGGCCGCGCCTACGGCGTTGAATGCCTGGACGTGTGCCGTCAGGATGCTCTGGCGCGTCGCGCCGTGCTCGTCTTCCTGGGCCAGCCACTCGTGCCAGCGCGCGTCTTTGTCGGTGTCGGGCCACTCTGGGAAAAGCTCGGTGAGCTTGTCCTGAAAAGCCTGCTTGCGCGTCTCGGCATTCGTCGTCGCCTCCGACTCCCGTAGCTGCTTCAGAGGCTGCACCGCAGCGTCGATCAGCTTCTGGGCTTCGGCTTTGGCGGCTCGATTCGCCGTTTGCGCCATCACACGACATTGCTCCTCGCCGTAGGCTTCGATCTGTTCCTTCGTGAAAAGGGTCGTCAGATCGATCTCGGGCTCGGGGGCGGCTTGCTTGAGGGTCTGAACCTCGGTGTGCAGTTCGGTGAGCCGCACATTCAGGGCGGCCACCTGCTCGAGACGCTGCTCACGCTCACGGGCGAGGATGCCCGAGGTGACGTCGAACCGCTGTCGCCAGTAGTTCGGGTCTGCGTGGCGCGGATCGGCAGGCGGGTCGGCCTGGGGATGCGCGGGGGTGGCCGCGGGCGCTGCTGGCGGGTCGGCCGGTGCAGCGTCGGCGGCGGGATTCGGGGTGGCCGGTTCGGGGTCGGTGTAGCGCTTCACGCTGGCGTTCAGGCGCTCGGTGACTTGCCGAGGGACACGGGTTTCTCTCAAGGCTGTAGAAGCCGTCATTCATCTTCTCCACGATCCAGAAGCTCTTCGCGCTGGGGTTCGTCAAGGGATGCAGAATGCGGTTCCCGTGGTTCAAGCAACGCGAGCGGGAGGCCTGGGGAGCCTTGCAACGCGCTGGGCAGTAGCGTCGTTCTCGAGGCGTTGCACAAACTCATCGAGCCACAAGGCCTTGCCTTGGGCGCGACACAGGTTTTCACCTGTGAGCTTGCGCAACTCCCCGTTCACTTCCGCGATCTCTGCCTGGATCAGCCCTAACAGTCGGAGCCCGTCTGGCGACTTCCCGAGTCGCGCAAGAAACTGCAGTTCCGGGTCTGGTAGGTGCATTGGGTGTGAAATGTACGTGCTCGTGCCAGCCAACGTCAAGACTCGTCGTCAAGGTCGACGAACCCCTCGGCTTCGTTCTCGGGCTCGTCAAGGTCTTCAAAACCGGGTTGCGGCACGAGAAACACGTTCGTCGGCCGCACCGCGGCGCGCACTGCCTGCACCGGCACGACGATCGGTGTGGTCGTCGGGGGAGGTGCGGGTGCCTTCGCCAGCAAGTTCTGCAGTACGCCACGCTCGTGCAGCCGCGGGGGTGGTGCGGGCGGAATAGCCGGCGCTGGTGGTGGCTCCTGCTCTTCCTCGTCCTTGCGCTTGCGCTTCTCCCACCAGGGGATGAAGCGCAGGTTCTGGTGCCGCTGGCTCTGGTATCGCGGATCGAGCGGGTCGATCGGTGGAGGCGGCGGGGGCGGC